CTCGGGCGGCAAGCTCAAGAACGCCCCCGCCGACTGCCCCAAGAACTGAGCGCCTTTGATGCGCCGCTCAAGGTCTTTGGTTGCAGCGGTGCCCTGCTTCTCTAGCAAGCTCGCACGCGCCTCAAGCACGCTCATGCCCCCAGGCGTGCGCATCAAATCCTCGTCGGTCGCCCCCCGCGCAAGCGCCTGCTGCAACGCCATCGCGTTTGACTGCTCCCGCTCGGCGGCTTGGAGCTTCAAAGCGTTCAACTGATCAGCCTGCTCGTTCACACGCCGACCGCGCGCAAACTCCTGCCCCCGCATGTACTGCTCAAGGAAGTTGACCGGCTGAATCTGCGTGTCACCGATGATAGGCATGGCCTTACCCCAACCCGCTGATGTACGGCGACGGACGATAGTTGACCGCCATCGTGTTAGCGCCGGTAGACGTGGGCGCTCGCGCGCCCCCACCAAACATCCCATACCCCAAAGCCGCTTGGCCAAGGGCGTTGGTGATGGCGTTGGCAGAGCCGATGTAGCCCGACGCGCGTGCGCGGCCCGACTCCATCAGCATGTTGCCGGCGTTGACGCCGTACTGCCCGGCGGCGCTTGTCACTTGATTGGTGGCCATCTGCCCGGCGCCGTACAGGCCGCCAAGCGCGCCAATGCGCTCGTTCTTAAGCGCCTGTGCGCGGTTAAAGGCGTTCATGTACTCTTGCGAGGCCATGTCCTGCCCGAAGCGTCCTGCGGCCTTGAGCGCAGCACCCGACATCATGCCCCCGCGAGCTGCGGCGGTGCGGTCAAGCGCCTTCATGCCTTCGGACAGCCGGAACCCGTAACCGGGATCCATTTCAAGGTCGGCCATCGTGAACTGCCGCCCGATGCTGCCATACCCTTCCGAGTTGGCATCGCCGCCAAGCCCAAGCATCCGCAACAGTTCGTTCTGACTGGTGATGCCCGCCTGACGAAACGGCTCGTTGAGTTCAACCTGGCGGTTGAACATTTCTCGCTGCAACTGCGCCGACTGATCGGCCGCCTGCTGCTGCGCGCGCGAGGCTTTCTTGGATGCGCGAGCGGACATACCTCCACCGATAAGCGCGGAGCCGATGATTGCCGTTTCAATGCCCATTTGCGTGACCTCTCACATACAGGCCGTCATGGGCATCAAAGCCCAAGCGGCGCAAAATGCCGTGCATATAGTCGTGTCCGTCCGTTACGCGGGTGACAACCCGTTCACGGTCAAACAGCTTGGCTAGCAAACCCTTCGTCGCCCACCGCCGCCGCCAAGATGGCAGCACGGATACGTGCAACTCGTCGCCGTTGAAGTACACCGCACCAATGCACACGCCGTTGCGGACAAGCGCCTTGATGTCCCAATCTTCCATTGCGGCGGCGTAACTGTCAAATGAGGGGCGGTCGTTCCAGTCGGTCGCGTGATAGCCGACCTGCAACGCTTGCGCTCGGTCGTCTACCAGTTCCGTCACGACACTTCCCTGCCTGAGCAGCGGATGTTGATGGCCGACGCCGTACCGGCGATGGTCGAGATATACCCGCCCGGTGCCAAGATGTGGCCGACCAGTTCGGGGAATGTGTAGGTTTCGTTCGGCAGCAAGGTCTTGGTCTTGACGATCAAGTTCTGATTGCCGGGGGTATCTGAAACCGACACCAAGTTGACCGACAGCGTAGCCGCCGCCGCGCTGTAGTTGGTCGCCGTGAACTTGTCGATGATGGCTGACACCCCCGCCGCCACATACTGCGTGGTCTGCGTATTGAGCGCTGTACGGGACGAAATCAGCACTTGGACTGCGATGCTCATAGGTACCTCAAGGCGCCGAGTCAACCGATACCGTTATGGTACAAAAATTAACGACCGCTTGTGTGGCTGCAAGACGAATCCGTATGTACAGCTCCCGCTGCACGCTGTTGTTGGTCGCCGTCAGCGTGAAATCGCGGGTGGTGCCCAGGCCGAGCCAAGTGCCTGCCGCCGCGCCGCCCGTAGTGCCCCCGCCCGACCCCCATTCCGCATACACCTCGTAGTTGGCGGCAGTGCCGCTCGTCAGCCACTCCCCCGCGATAGCGGTCAAGACGCCCGCAGAGTTTGTCCGCGAAGCTACACCCGAACTGGCAAGACGATATGTTGCGGTAGCCGTACCGCCGATACCGGCCAAAGAGTTGTTGAGCGCCGCTTGATCCGACAGCACCACGTTGGAGGGGTACGTCCAGTAGAAGCACACGCTGCCGTTGCCGCCGCGAAAACCGAAGCCGCCCGTAACGCCGCTATCGTCGCCGCCGCCGCCCGGCGTGTTGCCGGGCGAACCGCCCGTACCGCCGCCGCCCGCCACGTTTCCGGCATTGCCGCCGATGCTGACGGTGCCTGCGGTCGGCGCTACGCCAAGATCCCACGGGATGCCGCCGGTCATGCTGGTCGTACCGGCAGCGCCAGGCGCGGTCGTCTGTCCGCCCGCACCGCCGCCGGCGGACAAGGAGATAGTGGGCGATATGGGCGGAACGCTGATGGTCGAAGCGGTGCCGCTCGTACCGTTGCTGTAGGGGCCGCCGCCCTGCCCGAACTCGCCCACCGTGTAGCCGATTTGCGTGGTGCCGCCCGTAACAGAGAACGACCGCTTCACAAACGCCGCGCCACCACCGCCGTAGCCCGCTACGCCGGGGTTGGAACTACCGCCGCCACCACCACCCCACAACTCTACGGTGCAGCCCGTAGCGCCCGTAGGCGCCGTGATGGTGCCGGTCGTACCCGGCGCCATGCACTGCGAGGCCAAGCCGTTGCTGCCCGTGAGCAGGACTAGAGCGATGTGAGCCATTAGCTGACGCCCGGCCCGCCAATCAGCCAAGAAGTAGTGCCGATTTTGTGCAGCACCGCCATGCCGTTGCGCGCAACCGTGCGGCTGCCGGTCGTAGTGCTGTTGGCAAGGGTCAGCGTGTCCGTTGCGATAATCACGGTCAGCGACGTGGTGTTAGTGTTGACAACCAAGATGACCGTGCCAATCGGGAACGCTACAGAAATGTTGGCGGGGATGGTCAGCGTCAGGCTAGTGCCGTTCATCAGCACCGACTTGCCCGCATCCGAAAGAATCAACGTGTAGTTGGTTGTCTTGGAGTTCTGCGGCGCGTCCCGGTATCCGACCGGATAGTTAGTGTTGGTCGGCGCGTTGTCGGGAATCTGCGCGGTGCCGGTGAAGGTGGGGCTAGCGATAGGGGCGTAAGTCGCCGCCGCCGTTGCCGCCGTGATGCCGTTGGTGATGCCGTAGCCCGCAAGCGTCGTCGGTGTGCCGGTGATTTCCGACCACGGCACGCCAGCGATGGACAGGTCGTTAACACCCGTCAGGTCGTCGTAGGTGCCGATAGGCACGTTGGTGGCGGTGGTCAACACGAACTTGTACGCCGATCCGGTATCAAGCCAGATGGTTTGCGGGACACGCCCGGCCGAGTCCAGCACAATCGGGTTGGCGTGCGGGGTCGCGCCCGTAGCCGACGTGTAGGTGGCAAGCGGCGTAGTGGTGCCAGCGGTGTAGGTCAGGATTTTGCCGCCCGCCAACGGGTTGCCGCTGTTGTCAAAGAACTGCGCGCCGGCGCCAGCCACGGGGGAGAGGTGAACGGTCATATATACACCTGCGTCATGGTGAGAATGGCAGAGGGAATCCCAGGGACAACCCCCGCCGCCGCCTTAGATTGTACCTGTACGGACGTGTCATCGACCGCCCACATCAACTGAAAGTAGTCGCCGTCCGACATGGACACGAACAGATTGGCGGCCACGAATACCTCGGCGTTGTTGCCTTGGATACGAACTTCGGAGGCAGAGTCCGCGATGTTGGTGCCGTTGATGCGCCCCCACACCCAAAAGAGGCCGGCGCCGCCTGCGGTCTTGTCCAGTTGCAGCGAAAACTGCATGTTGTAGACCGCCGGGCGTGTGACCTTGATGCGGGTAGAATCCGTCGGATCGACGTACACGCCATAGCGGTTGGACGACGTGTTGAACTTCATTGCGTAGGCGGTGTTGATGGCCGCTGCCGTCTGCGTGGTCGTGTCGTAGAACTGCCCGTAGTTGATGGGGTTCGGCTCAAACCGCGGCGTGCCGACCGCAAGATCTTGAATAGCGGTTTGAAGCGTGGCGACTTCCGCCGCAGCGCCCGTAGGCGGGGTGAGCGCGAGGTCGGCCAAAGTGATGTCCGTAGAACCGCCGCCCGTCAACTGGAACTGGTTGTTGAGGTAGCGGAACCACTCACGCGAAATGAGGCCGGTGCGCTCGTCAATCAGCGGCACACGCGGCGCAGGGATGTTGGTGACGTTAGGCATCTGTCTGCTCCACCGTCAATTCCGCGCCCATCAGCGCAATGATGACCGGATCGGCGCCTGACACTTCGTACACCCGGTCGCGGGACTTGAGCGTAGCGCCCAAACGGTTCCACAACACGCGGGTTTCGGTGCGCCCGATGCGGCCCATCGACCGCCAGTATTCGTAGCTCCAAGTGTGGCCGCCATCGTCTGACCACCGCAGCATCATCTGCGGGTCTTGCGCAACGCCGGAACCCGACAAGCCAACGCCCGTCTGGCAATCCAACTGCAAGCGGCGGTGCAACGTGCGCTTCATGTCGTTCTGGCCAGGCGCAAGCGCGCGCCACGACCGCAGCCACTTCTGCTCGGCGCCGTTGTCGTTGAAGCGCGCAAGGTCAAGAGCGTACAGGTTGCCGTTTTCAAAGTCTCCGACCAACGGGGCGGCATTGAACCGCGCTTGGCAGTTAGATCGGTGCCGGCGGAACCGCCCGTCTACAAGTGCGGCGCGTTCGTGCCAGGCGTTGGTCGCAGCGTCAAACACCCACGTTGTCTCGGCGCTCGGGAAGATAAGCACGTAGAAGGCGTGGCCGTCCTGCTGATAGGTGTACGCCAGCGCGTCCGACATGTCGGCGTAGCCTTG